GATTTACAGGCTATTGAAAATTTAGATTTATTGACTACTGAGGAAATGACACCAGCCCAAAAAAGAAGAGATTTAAAAGAATACACCGAATTTCACAAGATAGAATGTAATTGGGATGCTGAAACATCGAAATTACATTATGATATGCAGGATGTTGAGCCTAGGAATGAGAGAGTATTGGCTAAGAGAGTGTCAAAATTAGAATTAAAAGTGCATGCTAATGAGATATATAAAGTTTGGAAAAATCCGAATAAAGAATACGACGATTTTGATATATCAGATTATTAAATAATATTACATAATCCAAAGGGCCCTGATATGGTATTCAATCCATACAGGGCCAGCGGCAGTAATAGAAACAAACTTTGAAAGGTTAATATAATGAATACAACAATAGCAACAAGAGAAGAATGGTTAAATCAGGCTAAAGACGGTATGATTGAGACACTGTTTAAACAGGCCGGTGTAGAGGATACAGCGCAGAAAACTAAAATACGTGTTACCTGCGCTCCGACATCATACCGTGCCAATTCCAAAATATTGGGATGGTGTTTCGGAGAGGGTTCATCGAAAGATAAAACCCACGAAATTATTATTTCATCTAACGTAGATGATGCGTCTAGAGCAATGGACATTCTAGCCCATGAAATAACCCATGCGGTCGTAGGTCTGGAAGCGGGACATGGTCCTAAATTTAGAGCCTTAGCGATTAAAATAGGTCTTGAAGGTAAAATGACCGCTACGGTGGCTAGTGAAGAATTTAAAAAAGTAGCGTCTAAAATAATTGAGAAGATAGGCGAATACCCACACGCAGAATTTAACATTGGTAAAAAGAAACAAACAACACGCATGGTAAAGTTAACCTGTGAAGATTGTGGTTTTATCGCTAGAGCGTCCAGAACGGCGTTATCAAAAGCAGGCAATCCTACTTGTGGATGCGGTGGTTATATGTATACTGACGACTAATACCGCGTTTAAACAACGCCTCCAATAGGTCCCGATATGGTAGCCAATCCATACGGGGCCTTAGGCAGTACTAGAAACAATTTTAGAAAGGTTTAGAATAATGGGTATATCTGTAAAAGAACATTTTATAAACGGTTTTAATTACGCCGTTAATGATGTAGAGGACGGAGAAATTTATGACGTTGAATTAGCTATAAAAGGATTTGAAATTGATCCTGCCGATAGTCCTACGCAATCAGGCTATCTCGATGCTTTATTAAAAATAAATAAACGTGGTTTGAAAACAACTAGAGATTTATTAATATCTGGTGAATTAAGAAAGTTAGTATCTAGAAACAATTAATTAGGAAGGTTTAGAATAATGAAAATAATTTCTATAGAAAAAACTGCCATTGATAATTTTATGAAAACATGGCCCTGCTCAGGTCTACATAAGATAGACCATATCTTAACTGCTTTTGATGACGAGGGTAATCTAGTAGACATGGAAGCTTTTAATGATGTTTTAGAGCGTGAACAAACGGACTATAACGACTATGATGGTTCTGGTGCGATGCCTGAATTGCTTTTAGAGGCCTACGAAAATGCTACGCGCAATGTACAACCTGCTAATATGATTAATACTGGTTATATGTATAAATAGCATACCGTTTAAACACCCTCTATAGGCTGTATTCTAGTGTGATAACTAGATACGGCCTTTAGGGGTGAAATCTGTAATAGAAATTAAATAGAAAGGTTAAAATAATGTTAGATAAAATAGGAAACTTAATAACCAAAACAGGAATAGTCCTATTTACTTGTCTTGTTTTAAATGCTTTTTATAAGTTATTCATATTATTTTTAGGAGTGTAATATAATGAAATACATAATTAAACCAGAAAACAATAGCGAATGGGTAGACCATGTCACACAATGGGCTATTTTAACCGACGTTAATAATGATATGGGACCGTTAAGGATTGCTACGGTTTACGATCTAAAAGTAGCTGAAAACCTTGTTAAAATATTAGAATTAGAAGAGCTAATATAATGTTTGCAATTACAATTTTTATGGTTACAGTGTGGCTAGTAGGGATGTCTTTATATATTCCATCAATTTTAATAGATATTGAAAAGGATTAAAAAAATGCAAGTTTCAAATTACTACAATAAACAAAGTAACAATACTTTGGTTAGGACTAATCACGGTGATGTTTGGTTTTCATACAAAACACCAATAGCCTTTAGAACGCTAACTACTGGGTTAGTTATTAGTGAGAATGAATGGGGACCTACTACGGGAAAACATTTGAACTCTATCGATCCGGACAAATCAAAACGCATTAAACGTGCTGATTTTATGGACCAGTTAACTAATGCCGATCTAAATTAATTACCTTTCTAAACTAGGGGAGCGTTTAAACACGTTCCCCATTTTTTTTTATTTAGGTGTTGCTATTTATATTGTTATAGTTTACTTTGGTTACAGTTAGAAATTAATTAGGAAGGTTAAATTATGGAATTTGGAAATATAAATTTTGTTACTGGTGGTGTACCATTTATAAAAATATTTAAGTTTACTTTTGTAAACTTTAAGTATGCTAAAACTTTTAGAATACTTTACGAGTTAAAATCTAACACTTATAAAACACTATTTAAATGGAGGTATTAGAAAATGTGGAAGTATAAAGTAGACCGTAGTGGGTGGAGGCCTAACCCTGCGATAGCACGTAGGATAAAAAAGTTGGATAAGGTCAACATTGGCTCTCACGAAGGCCGTGTTAAGTTTGGTTATAATTATTTACAATTTGTAAAAAAAGGAGGTGTTTAAACATGGCCTACGCATGGAAAATAACTTGGGCAATGGAGGGCCTAGAAGATGAAATAGGCTTTTCAGTTAGTGATGATTGGTCTGGCGATTGGTCTGGAAAATCGGAAACTTTTTCTTTATATGATGATGATGAAGTGTTGTATTATAAAGGTATCATTGTCGGAGATTATGACGGCTTTGAGCCGTTGGACGATTTTGGTATGCCTAACGCTGGCTGTACTGGCATTAAATACGATGGAGAGTGGCTATAATGTATATGTTTATATTTAACGCTATTGTATTTTTAATAAATATAGCTATTATGGTTGATAATTTAAATTTATTAAGGGAGTTCTAACATGAATAATTTTAGCGACTATTTAATTTTTGCCTTATTTTTATCAGGTGCTTTATGGGCATTGTCCACGGTAGGGTGGTTGTAATGAGTAATAAAAAATTAAACTTTGCACATTGGAAAATTTCAATTGAATATAAATATGATGTCTTGCCTGAGTGGTATAAAAATGCTACTGATAAGCAACGAGAAGTTATGTGGGTAAAATATCTTAACAACGAATATATAGGAGATTAAAGTGAGTCATTTAAATAACGATGAGTTGCAACAAAATTTGTTTGAAGCATCTGAGGATGAAAAGTTCCAGTACGTTGAACAACGAAAGTTAAAAATGATTGATGATATGTGGGAGCATCACTTTTATAACCTCCCAGTTATAGATTTAATTATCCTTGCAAAACAACAGTTTAAGGACAAACACTGTTTAAACACTGCGGATGAAATTGTAGATAAGTATAATGAAATTTTTCAAAAAGGGGAAAAATAATGAGGTGTAGAATTTGTGACGTTAGGTTAAAAGATAACGATTTATTCCGAAAAGATCATAGGGGAAAATATATAGATACTTGTAATGATTGTTCAAGTTCAATTTATAAAACATTACGAGAGTTTGATTTACCCGAAATTAAAGATAAAAAGTGATAGTGTGACATATTTGTCACTTGACACGCTATTTGTTATCCTATAGGATACTTATGTGGTCTGAAATTATACTTTAAGTTTTATTTTTAGTTATTAATTTAGATCACTTAAGATACTTAAGAATACTTAAGAAGGTGTAAAATGGTTAGAAAAAATAGTAAGAAATATAAACCGAAAAAACTAAGGAACCCTGAAAAGTTTCTTATGGATAGATATTATCATCCTAAAGTTTTTAGGTCTAAAAGGGTTGGTCTCAAAGCGAGAGATGCCGATCAACAAGTAAAAGATTTTTATGAAGGGGAGATGTAACATGGAATATTTACTTCTGATGCTACTTAAGTTCTTAATATGAACTGTTGGCGCTGTGAAACTAAGTTAATTTGGGGCGGTGATCATGATATGGATGATGGGTTATATGTTATGGTTACTAACTTGACTTGTCCTAACTGTGAGAGTATAGTAGATGTCTACTATCCAAAGGAGAAAGAAGATGAGTAGTACAGATAAGAAAATACTAAAACGATCAGAGCTAGAAGATTTAATTCAAAAGTTTGTAACTGAACATAATTTAGACGCTCAATGGGGTAAAGAATACGAGGGTGTTTGTAGTATTAATTTTTCAGTTGATGATGAATGACAAGTTGGTTATATCCTAGTAACACGAAAAATGTTGAGACAATTAAAAAAGTCTTACCACATCTTAAGTGTTGGAATAAACCGTTAGATAAAAATATCTTGACGTACGAAAATAATTATTGTATCAAGGATAAGAAAATTTTAGATGTAAAGGTATAATTCAATGTATGTAAATTTATATGACTACGCACCCAGAATAGGCTCAGGTTGGAGAAGAGTTGAGTTAGTTTCTGAGGGTTGGAAGTGGACCAAAATAAAATACCGTCCAATGGGTTTAAACGGCTCCCCTATATTCGAGCGTCCTATACACAGCAAGATACTTTCTAAAGTGTGGGAAAAGTTGCCTAAGAAAGAAAGGTTATTCTCATGATCGTACCTTGGGAAAAAAATGAACAAAAAGTGTATATTGTGTTTGAGCATGATAGCTATGATTATTGTGGGGTTAAAGGTGTATTTGACAGCAGAGCTATAGCTAACGAAGCTAGAGATATTTATACGAAAAACGAAGCCGAAGAAGGGATGTTCTATTCGTATTTCGTAAAAGAATTTGATGTAGAAAAAAGAGTTTATAGTCATTTTAATTCTTGACATAAGTTTTTACATCAAGTAAACTGAGGTAGTAAGTTAAATTTTAATTAGTATGGAGAATACGATATGATTACAGAAGGTGTAGTAGCGTTTAGCAATTTAGCTGAGACAGAGAAGTACAACGGTCAAGACACAGGTAAGTTTTCCATTGTGTTGACTTTAGAAGAGCAGGAAGCAGAGAAGCTTTCGGATGCTGGTGTCAACGTCAAAGAGTACAAGAACCAGCCACAGCGTAAGTTTGTGACTAAGTTTCCAGACTTTCCAGTAATGGATTCGGAAGGCGACACAATCGCTAAACATATCCCCTACGGTTCCAAGGTGCGTGTCCTTTGGGAACCGGGCAAACCCCACCCTACTCACGGGGTAGCTCCCTATTTCAAGAAGATTAAAGTTCTTGAGATGGCACAACACGAAGGAACTATGTCAGAAGGTGACGAAGAGTTCTAATCAATAGGGGCCTAGGGAAACTTAGGCCCCACTTTGGTACTGTTTAAACGCTTTCTTAGGAGATATGTTTTGAAAAGACTTTCATTAATTTTAACCACTGTTTTAATAGCAGGATGTGTTAGTTACGGTAATGACAATCAGGCTTACGAGTGGATAGGGTGTCACATAGTAACGGACAATCCCAGTAAAAACAATTATGCTTTTAACACTGTAGGTAAGTTAGAGGTAGGTAGTAAGATATATTTTAAAGCTGTAAATAAAGATGGAATAATAGGTCACATTACTACAGCTAGGCCATGTATGGAAGGGGAATAAAGTGTTACAAAAAGTTTCTAAGGTTACAGGTAAAGGCCCTTGTCCTAAGTGTCGAGAGAAGGGTAACGATACTAAAGGGGATAACTTAGTTTCTTACGATGATGGGCATAAGTATTGTTATGCCTGTACATATACAGAGTTCTCAGATGGTTCCCCTAACACAGAACCTTATGTAGTTAAACCAACGAAGGATTTTGAGATGGTAGGTTTTCACGGAGCGATTAAGGACAGACGTATTTCAGATACGATTGTTAAAAAGTTCGGAGTTACAGTAGAGAGAAACGAAGTAGACAATACACTATCAAAACATCACTACCCATATTTTGATAAAGATACAGGAAATGCGGTAGGTACTAAGGTCAGGTCAGTTCGTCAGAAAACCTTTTTAACTACAGGTACTCTGGACAACACTGGTTTATTCGGGCAACAGATATGGCGCGAAGGTGGTAAGTACGTCACTATCACAGAAGGCGAGTTAGATGCTTTAGCTGTGGCAGAGATGTTTGACGGTAAATGGCCTTGCGTTTCAATTAAGACGGGATCAGCAGGGGCAGTCAAGGACATTAAAGCGTCTTTAGAGTGGTTAGAGACCTTTGAGAATGTAGTGATATGCTTTGATATGGATGACGCAGGTAAACAAGCAGTGGACAGTATACTTCCATTGTTCTCCCACGATAAGGCTAAAGTAGTATCTCTTCCGCTTAAGGACGCAGGGGAGATGCTTAAGGCAGGAAAGGTAAAAGAATTTATTTCCGCATGGTGGGACGCTAAACCCTATAGACCAGTAGGAGTAGTTTCGTTCGGTGATGAGGAGTGTTGGGATGCGTTTGTTAAACGTGGTACTGAGGAGATTATACCTCTACCTGATGCTTATGGCTCACTTAATGCCATGATGAATGGTGGTCTAGCGGCCGGAGAAGTAACTGTCATAGGTGCATTGACATCCATAGGTAAGACTACAATGGTCTTTAATTTACTTTACGACATGGTACTACAGAACTCTAAAAAGATTGGTGCTGTATTACTGGAATCAGACCTAGGCGAGACTATAGAAAAGATAGTTTCCCTACATAGTGGCGAGAATATATCTTTAGTTCCTAATGAGACTAGAGACAATTCAGTGTACCGTGATTTTTACGATGACTTTAAAAGTAAATCTAATGTGCATATTTTAAAGCACCTAGGTTTTTCGGATGTAGATGCCCTGTTCTCTAAGATGCGGTGGATGGCTGTGGGTGATGACTGTGACGTTATTATCTTAGACCCTCTCCATGCGGCTGTGAGGTCAAATGAGAACGGGCAGATAGATGAGTTTATGGATAGGTGTCTTAAGTTAGCTAAGGAGACAGGTGTATCTATTGTTATTGTGTCACACATGAGGAAGCCTAACGTCAAAGACCCACATGATGTCAACGAGTACGACATGAAGGGGTCGGGATCGATCAATCAGATAGCCTTCAACACGATCTTACTAAGCCGTGACAAGATGTCTGATGATGAGTACACTAGGAACTCAACTAAAGTACAGCTAGTGAAGTGTCGTAGGACAGGCCGTACTGGTCATGCTGGTTGGTTGTACTATGAGCAGGACACAGGACGTATGGTGGCAGGTACAGAACCTAAGATAAAGGCGGTAGAAGATCATGAGTTCTAAATACCAAATACGACACGATATGTCAGGGCGTTTAAACAGGTCAGTTTATTTACGTAAAAGAAATAACTACTCTTGTGAAGTTTGTCTTGAGAATTACCCTGAAGAAGTTTTAGAGTTTCATCACCCTGATTCTTCTTTAAAAGAAACACAGTTAAGTAGTCATTCTTTTAGAGGTGTGTTACAGCCGAAGCAGAAAGTTCTTGACGAGGCTGATGATTGTATAGTATTATGTAGTAACTGTCATAGACTTGAACATATAGCTTTAAAAAAAGGTGAGACTTTAATCAATGACAAAGAAGCTTATTCTAGATATAGAAACCACCGCTTTTCCAGTTACAAAGGTTTGGATGATCGGGACAAAGGACCTACAGACGAAGAAGAAGAAGAATTTCCTTGTGGACCAGTTTAGCGAACTACAGGATTTTATAGATAGATATGATGTCATTATTGGTCATAATATTATTGATTTTGATATTCCTATTCTGGAAAGATTTCTAAAGACATCGTTTAAACAGCACAAGATTGTAGATACGTTAATTCTTTCCCGTCTGTTTAATCCTCAGTTAGAAGACGGACATTCGTTAAGGGCATGGGGAGAGCGTCTTAAGTTTCCTAAAGGTGATTATGATGATTGGACTAAGATAACACCTGAGATGATAGAGTATTGTGAGCAGGATTGTGACGTTACACATAAGGTCTACGAGGTACTTACTGAAAAGCTAGATACCTTTGGTGATACCAGTATTGAGCTAGAACATGAAGTTCAGAATGTAATTACTAAGCAGATACAACACGGGTGGTTATTAGATCAACGTAAATGTTACGATCTATTAGCTGAACTTAAACAACGAAAGATGGAGATTGAAGATGAAGTACACGAAAGGTTTAAAGCGTTACCTGTTTTTGTTAAAGAGATCACGCCTAAGTACAACAAAGACGGTAGACTTAGCAACGTTGGTCTTAGGTTTTTCGGTGATAACAGGCCTTGTATTGGGGGTTCTTTTAGTCGCATAGATTGGCCTGAGTTTAACTTAGGTTCTAGACAACAGATCGGGAGATACTTACAGTTTTTCGGATGGGTCCCTAAGCAACATACTGAGAAGGGTAACGTAATTGTGGATGAAGCAGTCCTTAGTAAAGTCAAGAATATACCAGAAGCTTCGCTAATAGCTGAGTATTTATTAGTTCAAAAGCGTATGGCACAGATAGATTCATGGCTAGAAGGAGTAGAGGAGGACGGTAGAGTTCATGGTTACGTTAATCCTATAGGTGCTGTAACGGGACGTATGACCCACAGCAGTCCTAATATGGCTCAGGTTCCGGCTAGTTACTCACCTTATGGTGGTGAATGTAGAAGTTGCTGGATAACACCTAAAGGTTATAAGCTTGTAGGTGTAGATGCTTCAGGGCTAGAGCTACGTATGTTAGCTCATTACATGAATGATGCAGACTACACCAATGAAGTAATACATGGTGATATACATACAGCTAATATGAAAGCGGCTGGTCTTACAGACCGCGATCAGGCGAAGACATTTATCTATGCTTTCCTATATGGTGCTGGTGACGTTAAGTGCGGTAGCATCGTAGGCGGTTCTAAGAAGGAAGGTGCTAGGCTTAAGGAGAAGTTCTTATCAAATACCCCTGCCTTACGACAGCTTAGAGAGAAGGTAGAGCTTAGTTCGCAGAGAGGTTATCTCAAAGGTATTGACGGTAGGAAATTAATTATACGATCTACACACGCTAGTTTAAACACTCTCTTACAATCTGCTGGTGCAGTTATTATGAAGAAAGCCTTGACATTGTTAGATCAATATGCGATACTACATAATATAGACTATAAATTTGTAGGTAACATTCACGATGAATTTCAAGCTGAAGTTCGGGAAGACCAAGTAGATAATTTTGGATGGTTGGCTGTAGAGTGTATTAAGTCAGCAGGTCTAAAGTTTAACTTAAGATGCCCCTTAGATGGTGAATATAAAACAGGCAATAATTGGGCTGAGACCCACTAGGAGATTAATATGAGTAAAACATTAGACACATTAGTAGAAGACATCTATACGTTGATGAAGAATAAGAACTCAGCTAAAGGTGTTGACCCCGAAGCAGAGATAGAGAAGTTCGGAGAAGCTATGAAGGACCTTATGAAGAAAGAGTTCCTTCCCTCTACTAAAAGATACGATAGCCGTAATCTTAGGTTATCTGCTGTAGGGAAACCTGATCTTCAACAATGGTATTCATCTAATAAATACGTAGGGGAAAAGTTATTACCCCAGACATTGATTAAATTTATGTACGGTCATATGATTGAAGAGTTCCTTCTCATGCTTGTTCGTATGACGGGACATAAAGTTACTGATGAACAAAAAGAAGTCTCTGTGGGAGGCGTAAAAGGCCATATGGACTGTAAAATAGATGGTACTGTGGTTGACGTTAAGTCCACTACTGCTTTTGGAATAAAGAAATTTCAAGACGGAACCTTAGCAAAAGACGATGACTTTGGTTATGTAGATCAGATCAAAGCATATGCTCATGCAGAAGGTGATCGTAAGTGGGCATGGTTAGCTATGGACAAACAAAGCGGTACTCTAGCGGTACTTGAATACGATCTGGATGACACAGAACATCCTATGTATGAACACTACTCAAGTGATATTGAGGAGCGTGTTTCTCATGTAAAAAAGTGCGTAGGGCTGGCAGACCGACCTTCTCCATGTTCATATCCAGTGCCAGATGGCAAATCAGGAAATGTAAAACTATCTACTATGTGTGGCTACTGCCAATACAAACTACATTGTTACCCAGAAGTAAGGCTATTCAAAACTGGATCAGGACCAAAATATTTAACTAACGTAGTTAATGTTCCTAAGAATCGTTGGGGTAGACCTTACCCTGAAGTTAACCTTAACCCTGTTTAAACATACTTACTATAGGAGGTCAATATGGCTACTAAAGAATTTAAAGTTATTAACACACCACGACATGATCGTTTTGAAGAAATGGTTACTAAACTTCTTAATGATAAATGGGAGCTACATGGTAGTCCCTTTATATCACAGACAGGAGGTATGACACAGGCTTTAGTAAGGGAAGTTAAAGCACCATCTAAAGCAGAGGTATCTAAAAAATCTCTGGTTAAGAATTAGTGAAAACTCCTAGGTATCGTAATAAGTTTGAAGCTCAAGCCGCAGAGGTTTTAAAGGACCTCTGTGGTTACGAGACTAAAAAGATACCTTATACTATTCATCGTAATTACATACCTGATTTTGTAGGGATGAAAGGTAAATTTGAAATTTTAATAGAGGCTAAAGGTTTCTTTAGAGTGGGAGATGTACAGAAGTACAAAGCTATTAGAGATAGTCTTCCTAAAAAGAAACAGTTAGTTTTTCTACTTTATAATCCCAATAAAAAAATAAGGAAGGGAAGTAAAATGAATATGGCAGAATGGTGTGACAAAGAAGGACTTAAGTGGTACACTTTAGAGAATATAGTCGATGTCTTTAACAACTAAAAGATTACTCAATCGTGTGTCTGAACTAGCTGATCCTATTTATATTTGTGAAGTTTTAGAGTTAACTACTGAAGATTTATTAGAGAGATTTAATGATTTAGTAGAGACTAAAATAGATGTATTAAGGGAAGTTTACGATGTAAATACTAACTTTGAAGAGGAAGGGCAAGAAGATGGATGATTCTGAAAAAGAAAACGAAGACGGTATGATGTTTATGGTTCCTGATGTGTTAGTAGCTAGAATGGAACAAGTAAGGCGTTTAAACAGAGACTTAGCTAAAGCTGACGAAGATCAAAAGCTATTCTTAAAACAAGCTATACTTTTATTACTAGAAAGCTGTGACCCTAAATTTTCTAAAATACATAGGCCTCAGTATGACAACAACATTACCCCGATCAATTAGGAGAGTTCGATGAATACAGTCATTCTTATTGTTACTTTAATAATGTCTGATGGTAGTATAGGTTCTCAGGTGTTACCAGCACCTCCTTATATAACACTTAAAGATTGTGTTAACTTTACTGCTCCAAAAGTAGAATACTATCATCAAAATATTTCTCCAGAATCAAATAAATTGTTTGATATAAATACTAGCTGTGTTATAATGAAAGTACCTATTGAAAAAAAATCAGACGATGGACAAGCAAGGAAAAATTAGATGAATGATCCAGTAAATAATCCTTCTCATTATAATATGCTTGACGTAGAAGCCATAGATATTATTGAAATGTCTATGACTAAAGAAGAGTTCTTAGGGTATCTCAAGGGTAACTCTATGAAGTATATGATTAGATACAAGCATAAAGGAAACCCTACTGAAGACTTAGAAAAAGCAACATGGTATTTAAATAAGCTAAAGGAGAAAGTATAGATGCGTAGACAAAGTGATAAAGAGTGGGACTATGATGCCATAGACAAGCAACGTAACGAAGAGTGGGGTGGTATTCATAAGCTAGTCACAGACCATGCAGTAGAGAAGCGTGTAACAGCAGATGAAATAGCCAAGCGTAATTCTATTTTTTACAACCACATAGAAATTAATAAGTAGGGGAATACAGTAATGACTAATAACTACGGAATGACACTTCCTATTTCAGAAGAAATTGATAAGGTTAAATACAGGCAGACGGGAGAAGACTTTTATAGTAAGGTTGTTCGTATTTCTGAATCACTTAAGGACACACCAGATCACTTTGAATCCTTTAAAGATGCCCTAAGACACTTAAGGTTCTTACCTGCTGGAAGAGTGCAGAACGCTATGGGTGCGGCTAGACAAACTACAGCCTTTAATTGTTTCGTTAGTGGAGCGATAGAGGACAGTATGGATTCAATCATGGGTAGAGCTACAGAAGCCGCTGAGACAATGCGTAGAGGTGGTGGCATAGGTTATGACTTCTCAAGGTTACGTCCCAGAGGTAATCGTATCAAGTCATTAGATTCTAGAGCGTCAGGAGCAGTAAGCTTTATGCAGATATATGACGCAGTATGTCAGACAATAGCCTCTAGCGGTCATAGGAGAGGCGCACAGATGGGTGTCTTACGTATAGACCATCCAGACATAGAACAGTTTATAACCGCTAAGAATGACGGTACGTCCCTCACAGGGTTTAATATTTCAGTAGGTGTGACTGACGAGTTCATGGAATGTCTTGAGAAAAAAGAACCATTCCCTTTGAGGTTCGATGGTATTGTACATGAAGAGGTAGACCCTGTAGCCCTATGGGATATGATTATGCGTTCCACATGGGATTGGGCAGAGCCGGGAGTGTTGTTTATAGACACTATTAATAAAATGAATAACCTTTACTATTGTGAAAGTATAGAAGCAACTAACCCCTGTGGTGAGCAACCTCTGCCACCTTACGGTGCTTGTTTGTTAGGCAGTTTTAACTTAACTAAGTATGTACATGATAAAGCGTTTGACTTTGGTTTATTTACTGGAGACATACATACTGTAGTCAGAGCTATGGATAACGTCATAGATAGAACTATATACCCTTTACCTGAGCAGGAGAAGGAAGCTAAAGATAAACGTAGGATGGGTTTAGGTGTTACTGGGCTTGCTAATGCCGCTGAGATGTGTGGTATGCCATATGCGTCAAAGAAGTTTATGAAGTTTACTTCTCAGGTCCTAGAGACTTTAAGAGATTACTCTTATGCGGCTAGTTCTACTTTGGCTCAGGAGAAGGGGTCATTTCCTCTGTACGAAAAGGATAAATACACAGAGGGAGAGTTCTTTAAGACATTATCACCTTGGGTGCAGGATCAGATCAAAGAGTTTGGTATACGTAACTCACATCTGACTTCTATAGCACCCACAGGTACAATAAGCTTGACCGCAGATAACGTAAGTTCAGGTATAGAACCACCCTTTAGTTTGTTTTATGATAGAACTATACAGGAATTTGATGGTCATCAGATACAAAGAGTAGAAGACTATGCGTTTAAACACGGTGTAGAAGGTAGGACTGCTAATGACATTAGTGCTGACGAACACTTATCTGTTCTGTCTTTAGTGTCAAAATACATTGACAGTGCTGTATCTAAGACCTGTAATGTAGGCAGTAGTGTTAACTTCGATGAGTTCAAAGAGTTGTACTTTAATGCTTGGAAACAAGGATGTAAAGGGATAACTACCTTCAGAGCAGACGGTAAAAGATACGGTATCCTTAATGAAGTTAAGGAAGAACCTCAAGCAGAAGCTTGTTTTATAGACCCACAGACAGGTCAAAAATCTTGTGAATAAAGAAAAGGATTTAACATGGAAGGTTAAGTGGGTATCTACTATAATATTAATTTTAGCTATGATACTCACTAGCCAAAACATATACCCGTACAATTTAATCTTTCACATTATAGGCATTATAGGGTGGACCTATGTGTCTATTGTGTGGAACGATAGAGCTTTGATTGTAATTAATAGCGTAGGTCTAGCTATCTTTTCTAATGGTATCGTAAGTTACCTTGTTAAAATTAACGTATTGGAATAATTATTTTACCACAGCGTCTACATATTCCCCTCTCTTCTCCTTTTAGATCGTGCCATAAAACAGCACACACTATACTTTTAAAAAATTTAATCATCTTCCTACCTTTTTCATTGCGGCTTTATGTGCGGCTGTAAATGTACTACCGTTCTTCATACGAGTCTTCATAAAATCCATATGTTTTTTTGTATGATGTTTACGGTGTTTTGCTAAAGTATCTGTTTGTCTTTTCGTTAATTTCTTTACCATGTAAATTTACCTTACCTGTTAAATACTGAGGAACATTACCATTTTGTTTTGTTAGCCCAAAAAGCCGCTGACATATTTCCTCTATCGATGTTCTTTTTGTGCCTAGCTTTAAAAGATTTACGCCTAGCTTTTTCTTTAGGTGTCTTAGGATTGGAACCTGCACCGCTTACTCCCTGTTGTCCGAATCGAATTAACTTTACTTTATCCCCTGATTTAGCTAAGACTACGTGAGATTTTGTCTTATGATTAGGGGTTCTTTTTGGCTTATTATGGCCTGAGAATGTTATTCCTCTGTAGTTTATTGACATTTAACGTACTCCAAATCCACCTCTTGAGAGGTCTAATTGATTAACTAAGTTTTCATATTCTATCATTTTATCTGGGTCTGTATCAGTTCTTCCTACAGGTTTAGAAGCCCTTCCCGGTGCAAACATACCTGCTTCTACTGCAACTCTTGAGTAATCCTTTTTAAAAGGAGTATTAGCTACTGCCTGTATTCTACTTAATTGTTCTCTGGTGACTCCTTTAGGGACAGGCGTTGACAAATCAACACCAGAATATTCTTTTAATTTATTCATTGATTTTTCAGCCGCTATTTGTTTTGGTTTATTTACTTTAGGCACAGGTTTTTTACTAGTAAGTAAGTTTACTTTTATAGGGGTTGAAACAGTAAACATCCTGTCACCTTTTGGCATTTTTTGATTAAAAAGGTCATGCTCATCGTTAACAAAACTAGTTAATTTTCCTTTTTTATTAATAGAAGTCATGTAATTAACTCCTCCTAAAACGTAAGAATCTGATTTTGTACTTCCAGTGACTACTGCTGGCATCCCTTTTAAAACTTCTTTTGGATTTTTAACATCAATTTTTGCTTCTTGTAATGCCTCTAAAAACTCTTTATCTGTTTTAAAACTTTTTGACTTACCGTGTTTCCACACACCTTTTTCTTTAACACCCCCAAATATTTTCTTTAAATCGTCTAAAGTAGAACCTCCAAATAATCTTCTATTTAACCTAACAGGGCTTTCTAAATCTCCACCTGCCTGTGAAGACGTTCTTCTTACCGCTAGTTGGTATTTTTTTGTAGAATCGTACCCAATAGCAGGGAGTGTTTTTATTACATTAAAAACTGAATTTAATTCTGCTTCATTCAACCCTGTTTTTTTAATTCCTCCTAGAACTGAAGCGTAATCATCAGCAGAAAAGTTAGGGGAAAACCCTACATTATCTACTCCTTCAGTAATTTTGTGAAATTTAGAAGGTTGCTTCATCTGTCGTGACATTAAAGTTGATTGGTCAAACTGACCTATAGCTTTTTTAGCGGCTTGTTTGGCTATTCTTCTTCCTTCTTGTGTAGATTGATCTGCTTTTTTTATAACATTTAGTGCTTGTTTGGCTACTAGATTATCTGTGTAAGAAAGACCCTCACTCCACAAACCTCTACCAGTAGGGGAATATCTTGCTTTAAAAAGGTTTTTTGCTCCTTTTGCCGCCCCCACACCTGCCGTTAATTTTTGCCCTAATTTACCACCCTTGCCTGAATAAAAACCATCTAAAAAATTAGGAGCGTTAGGTAAAGCCCTTGCTATGGTTTTTGTTATTCCAGCAGAAGGAACCCAAGGTAGCAAACCAGCTAATCCTAAACTAGCGTTTGTCCATGTAGGTTCTTTAGCAAAAGTTACTGCATCTGCTCCTAGACCCACTACATCTCCTAATACTGGAACAGGAGAGGTATATAAAGCGGCTTTATCGTACCAAGGCATTTCGTCATACGCTTTGCCAAAGAGACCTGCCATTCTTTTTCTTGTAGCTTCAGCTTGTTTAGCTTCAGCCATCATTCTTCTAATGTTGTCCGAAGAAGATGCCATTACTCAATCGTACTCATTTTATCATATCCTTTAAGCATCTGCATTAGGTTCTCATCTGGCATACCTTCAGCTATTGCTTCATCTAAAAAATCATTAGCTAACATAGCTCCTATTCTTAAAGCTTTCTTCGGAGGAGACTTGTTTATTTGAATTAACTTATTAATTGTTTTAGGATTAGTAGCCGCCTTAGCTAAAAAGTAAGGAGTTCCTAAAATTGTTATTGCACTAGCACCTGCTACAGCGGTATCTAAAGCACCAGTTAAAAGTCCTCCAGCTAAACCAGCACCAGCCGCGTACTCCTTACCACGCAAGAATAATAAGGCTAATCCAGAAGCAGGTTTTTTATTTGCCGTGACCATTAAATTAACTGTTCTTCTGTAACTTTCAAAATTACGACCTAAAATTACTCTTAATCTTTTAGCTTCTGTAGGATTTTTTAATTGTTTAGCTACTGTTTTAAAAACTCGTAGACTAAAATCAGCATTAGCTATGTCAGGCATAGTCTTTGTAAGATACCCTTGTGCAATAGCATCTTTAGCTTCCTTAGCTGTTTTAAACATCATACCTTTAGCAACGTCAGGTGTAATTAATTTATAAGCTTCGTCAATAGATTTAAAAGCCTTTTGTACATTTTGTACTTTTCCGGGTCGAGCAAACATAGCTCCCAAAGAAACGTATGATTCTTGTTTTGCTGATTTAACAAACGTATCGTTTATTTTTGGAAATAAAGAATTTATAACACCACTATAGTCTGACTGTAACTTTCTGTACTGTGTACCAGCATCCACAGCTTTTTGTGACATTTTACCCATGTTGTCCATTTGTTGAGAAATAACACCTTGGACTTCTTTTTTTAAATTGACTAACTGAAGTTCAGTTACTGCTTTAGTGCTGTCCTTAGAAGCTTCTTCTATTAAACCGTTTAAACGCTTTTCAAACTGTATTAAATAACGTCCAGAAGCTACTGTATTTCCCGTTAATCTCCCTTTTAAATCTGAAATTATACTCATTGTTTCTTTAGAAAGTTCTGAATCCCCTAACTCGTCTGAGTTCTTTTTAACAAAGTTATCAATAGAATCAGACAAAACTGATAATTTAAACTTTCCACCTGCAACAAGGTTACCTATTTTATCTAATGACTCTCCGTAAGAATTATTTAAAGCTTTTCTCCCTGCTTGCCAAGCCTGTGATACACCCTGCCCTACTAAATCATCAGATAAACCTGTTTGATTACCAGAAACTAATGCCATTCTTTCTTGAACAAGTTCTCTAATTTGTTTACTTTGTCCATCAAAAACATTCTTAGAAAGAATACCAGTTCTACCTATGAGTTCTTTAGCTATATCCCATTTTCCTCCAAGACCTGCTTGAAAAGGAGTTAAAGATAAACCTCTTTCAGCTAATATTTCTTGGGATTCAATAGCGTCATCAGTCATCCCTGCTCTTTTAGCCTCTTCTGCCCTTCTTGCTAATTCTGTTGCTATGTCTTCAACAGGAGTACCTTTCTTAAAAGCGGCTTTAGCCCATTCAAATGCAGGTCTGGCTATATATCTTCCTAATCCAAAAGTAGTAAGATCAATACCTAAAGAAATACCAGCTTCGGTAAGGGCTTTAGTAAAGTTAATGTCACGATCCATCATTACATCAGACGCAATAGAACCTCCTCCTGACCCTAAAGCACCGCCAATAATCCCACCAGCTATCATTCCCGGTGGACCACCTTTTATTCCTATAACTGTTCCAGCAATAGACCCCCCTATTCCACCCGGAGTAGCCATGTTATTTTTTAGCCAATCTAATGCAGTATTTTTATCTGGAGGCATATTAACTAACGCATCAGACCTCCAAGGTTCTTGTCCTCCTTGAGTAACAGGAGCAGTAACTATTGCATCATCTTGCCAACCCATTATTTTTTCTCCCTTGCTTTACCGCTTGGGTCTGCATAAAAACTACCACGGGGTAAAGAGTTGTACCATTCGTTAAAATTTTTACCAGAAGGTAACTGTAAAGGAGAAGTTCTACTATTAGGAGTTCCTACTCCTTTTTTACTTAATGAAACATTAAAATCACTTAAATTTTTCTTAGCATTTTTTTCTTCCGACCACCAATCTCCTATAGCAACAGTGTTGTCTATTTTATCTAAAGCAGATTCTAATAATCGTATATTTACTTTTTTAGATTTAACCATACCAGCCATTTTATTAACTAAAAATTTTAAATCTGCGTCTGTAGGCCTTGCTCCTAATAAATCTTTTAAAACAGATAAAATTAAATTTCCCGTTCTAGAATTAAAGTCACCAGTGTCTGCTGGAAGAACTCCAAAAAATTCTTTTACATCAGCTTCAACACTAGCTAAACCACCCGTCTTAACTCTTTTTGATAATGCTAAAGCTGTACTTACATTTTCCCTCGATCTTCTAGCTTTTACACCAGCGGCTACGTATTTATTACGAGTTTCAAACTGAGTTTCATTTTTCTTTTTTAATAAAGCCTCTTCAACTGCAAGTTTTTGTTTAAGTTTTGCTTCTTCTTTATTTAAGTCTGATTTAAACCCAGCTTTTTCTAATGCTCTTTTTAATTTTACATCTCCTGTTTGCCCTACATTATCATCAATAACTTGTATTTCAGCACCAGTGCCTACAGGAACTTTTGGAGCGTTTGCGTTAAGAGGGGCGTAAATAGTTTTGTTTACGCCACCTACAGATTCCATTCGTGTAAAATACTTATTACCGTTTCTATCTTGAATTAACTTAGTTTTACTAAGAGAACGCTTATCAGTTGATGCTTTACCTTTAGCAATCTCTTTTCTTGCCATCATTTCAGCCATAGCTCTAAACTCTTTGGCTTCGTCTTGATACCCTCTTGACATAAGTAAAGACCAGCCCTGTTGCATTTCCTGCTCATCTATTACATCATCATCTGTCATATAACTATCAAGAGTACGTAAAATCTCATTCTTGTCTTTTTCTCTTTTGCTTGCTCTGACCATACGAGGGTCTTGAGGTATTTCCATACCCATCATACCTGCACCTGCTCCAAGCATCCTGTCTAGCCCCTGTAGGCCCTGCTCACGGTATCTTGCCGCATTAGCCGCTAATGGTCCACCACCTGCTTTTGTTTGGTCTAGGAAGGCTTGACGCACTCTTGCTTGGTTCTCCTGTTCCATGAGACTTCTTATGTCCCCCGGTGAAGCTCCACCAAATAATCCTGCAAATTTACTAGCCATTATAAATCACTCCTTGTATTATTATAGTGTCCAATCATCATCAGACCAATCAAACGATAAACCATCATCACCTACTCCAGAAAAATCACTAGCCTCTGTGCTATCCCAATCCATGTCTATTCCTTCGTTAGTAAAATCTGCTATTACATTAGCTATTGTTTGTTGTCTATTATAACCTACATCAGACCTTTCCGCTATAGCACCTGCTTCGTTTTGTATAGCTCCTGTACCATCACGATTATACTGAGCAAGGGCTTGTTGGTTTGTTACGTTATGATCTCCCTGTCCAAAATCTTGGAAACCAAATGGGGTATTAGTGTTAAAATCTGTTGTATAATCATCAAAATTTGAAACAATTTCTTGATCGAATTGCTCCCACGGAATAGCTCCTGTAGCTAAATCCCGTCCCGTCATGTAACCCATTCCATCAACCTTAAAATACTGATCTGGGTTAGCCTCAAAAAAATTTTGATTGTTTAGATCACCATATTGATGACCACCACCTCCGGGATGAGAAGCTGAATCCCAAGATATTCTTCCAGATTCGGGATTGTAAGATAAGTTTGATTCATACCTTGGGTCAAAATCGTGATGAAATCCCATAGCATTTGCTATACCACCAAAGAGACCTACGCCTGTTGCCCCCATTCCCGGCATTAACAAAGACATACCTGCTCCTAAACCACCTGCAACTCTAGCACTCATAGGTAAAGTTTTATCATTAGCCCCTCTCATAAAACTACCTGTACTTCCTTGGTTTCCTACTTTGTCTAAAAAATTAACTGTTGTGTCCCCAAGAAGACCCCTCATAATAGTATCAGGTAATTGATTTATTGTACCTAATAATCCTGTTTCTTTTTTTTGTTCTGTACTTTTTTCTATAGATTTTCCAGCATCTTTAAACATACTGGAAGCACCGTCTATTAATGAATTTCCAAATTCTGTTATATCTTCCATGAACTGACCGGGAATATTACTTAGGTCTCTTCCGACATCTTCCCAACTTGTAGGATATGAATCTAATACAGGAGATGTTTCATACATCCAACTATCATCACTTCCGTCATCTATACTCTCAACAGGTCTACGTCTGCGAATTACAGGTTGGTCAAAAAGACCACTGGACGCTACTGAAGTAGAGGGGTTTTCTATAGCACCTCTATTCATAGCCCACTGAGCTAACCAATCAGGAAGATTTGTACTATTTAGTTTTGCCATTATGTTCTCAATCCTTGAAGATTAAGAGTTACACCTTGATTTTTTACAGGAGGTTTAAACAGTCCCCCTGCTCTTGTGAGTAAGTCTCCCATGCTTGAACCACTGGCTCCTAATGTAGCCGCAAGTTGTTGTTGACCGGAACTACGTGACGCTAAACCTTGAGCGGCTAAGTTACCTATACTTCCTCCAATTCCTCTACCAATATTAGCCTGTTGTATAGGTACGTTAAGAAGACCCGTAGCAGTTCCAATGTCGGCACTTTCACGACCTAAGAGTGCAGAAATTAAAGACTGAGCCTGTGAAAAACCTTGGTTACGTCTTTGAGCTTGTCCCTTAAGAATACCTTCCTCTAAAGCAGACATTTGATCTCTACCGCCTGTGGAACCTAAGCGTCCCTGAGCAAGCAATCGTGTCTCAAGGTTTGTCCTTAAGTCATCTTCCTGTTCTGCATAATAAGGTTGCATTTGCTCATAAAAAAGATTACCTGCGGCAAATGGATCACCAGAATACTGAGCTAATTGATCTCCCCAAAGTCCACTTCTGCTTAAGGCTCCTTGGTAAATACTTTGGAGTTCAGGAGAAAGATTAAGCAGTGCGGTTTTACTGTCTGGGTCAAACTCTGCTGTACCACCTACACTACCCACACCATAAGGCGTACCAGCCTCTATTACAGCATCAGCATTTTGATTAAGAACTGCCGCTTGTTCTCTAGCCGCCTGAATATTTGCATCAGCGTTTGCCCTAGAACCTAAGTAGGATAAGCCTCCACCCAGTAAACCAGCCCAACCTCCTAAACTTTCTAACATATCTTTTTCTCCTTTTTACCTTGTCTTACCTTGTTTCGTCAGTAACGTAGCTGATACTAAACTTGAAAAATCTCCCACTACTTCCGTAATCATTCGCATTTTAATTACTTTACCTGTGCGTCCTAAAGGAACTTTGTATTCTACTGGACCTACTTTAGATGCAAATTTAGATACGCTATAAAGAGAACTTGAAACTCCATAAAGGGCTGATTCATCTGTAGCGGCTAAATTAAATGATTTAACAAGTGGATTTATAGAATCATAATCTACATATATTTGTAAAGCAGTTG